GATCGTTCAGAAAGCTGCTCCTAAAGTGATTCCTAAAGTTACCGAAGAAGTGATTAAAAGAGGACCGGATGGTATTCCAGATTACGCTTACAGTTTAATCGAAGTCGTGAAAGCGAAAGGCACCAAAGAGATTATGGAAGGCGTGTATAAAAGATTTCCTCCCCAAACTAAATATAACTACAAAGGCGTTGAAGTGATCGAAGATGGAACCGGTGGTGTTTCTGTTAGAAAAGAACAAGAGAAACTGGGGCATTGGCATGATGAAGCAACGGATGATGTGCTCATTGATGATTATGTCGATAGAGAAATAGGATTTGAGATTAGAGAAGGTGAAGATATTGTTAAACAAGGTGGCGTAGGAGATGATGCTGGTAAAGTAATCAAAACTGACCCTGAATATAATGAGTCCACAGCCTATCTGCAGGGAGATCCTGACGGGGGTGTTGATGTATCTGAAGTGTTAGAAGAAATATCAGATGCCGATCACTTAGAACTTAAAAAAATTGCTGATGAAGTTCATACTCTTCACACTCAAGATCATCATAAAACCATTCGTCGGAAAAAAGCTTCAGGCGGTTTAGCTCACATGTTAGGAGAATAATGGAAGTTGGTAAATGGAAAATGGCTCAAGCCTGGATTCATCACCCGGAACCTAAAAATTCCAGAGGCGTTTGGGACGACTTGGTTACAGTCGCTAATGATGAATGGAGAAAAAAAGAACGTGCTCTCATGGCCGTTGCAGATAGTAAACCCTATGCGGGTGTTCCACAAGAATGGGATGACTTAAGTCCTAAAGAACAACTTTACTATCAAAAACCTCCTTTTAGCACGGATGAAGTTTTTTTAGGATCTAAAGGCGGCAGAGCTAAAAAAACATTAGAAGCACAAAAGAAAGGTTTGGTTTACGATCGGGAAACTAAGAGAATGAGAAAGAAAAAATGGAATCCAAGTATGACAGGTAAAACACCGTGGAATAAAGGATTAGTAAATATAGATGTAGAAAATCCAGGCAAACAATTTTTAAAAATCGCTGAAAAAGTACATAGTGAAAACTTTGATGGAAAAACAGGAATGGATTTATGGAGAGAGATTGGGAGCTCAAAAAGAAACAATATTTTATCTGGAGGAACTACAGGGGAAATAAGTTCTTGGGGAAAAAATATTAATATTCCTGAAGGAAAAGTTACACAAAACCAGTTAATTGAGCTCATAGGAAATGAATATATAAATACAGATACTTTTGCTCAGGGACGAAAAGAAGATAGACCTTCGTATGTTTATAAGAAAATAAAGAAATTATTAAAGGAAAAACAAATCCAACAAGCAGGTAAGACTGGTCTTTATTATTTATATAATAAACCTTCGAAAGCTCAAATAAAAGAGATTCAAACATTTATCGATTCCCCTCTGTTGGCTGAAAATACGGTAAAGGCAATGCAAATCTTTAATAAAGCTTTTGCTGATAATTTTACGGGAAAAGGTAAAAAATTTCCCACACTCCAAGAAGCAAGAGCTGTTTTAGAAAAGAAAGGGATACAAGCAACTGATTCCCAAATGGCCAGAGCTATGATGAGATTAGGACAAGCTTATCAAGGAAACGTATTTAGAAACGAAGTTCCTATTCAAGTGAATCGAATTGGCGGTAATTTTATAACTAAATCGTTTAATGAAATGGATCAATTTCATCCTTGGAGATCAGCCACTTATGATGCTGCTTTAGATGATATTGCTAAAAATATGCCTAAAGAAGCAGGCAACTTAAGATCTTTTAAAAATACTTACACTGAGTATATGAGAAACAATTTTCCTGAATATAAAGGAGTTGATTTAAATGAGGTCTTTAGTGTAACGACTTCAGCTAATCGGCAAGCTTACCCTTATGCTTATTTTGTTGATTTAACAAAATCAGCCATTAATACAAAACAATTATCTTCTTTTCAAGGAGCAGCTTCTACTGCTGAAGGCAAAATTATCGACAATATTAAAAAATATAGAAAAACAGGGGACGTTAAATATTATAACGAAGCCGTACGGGTTAAAAATTTATTTAATAATCAAACGAGAAAAAAGTTTCTTTCTTCTGAAAAAATTAAAAAGCTAGGGGACATTAATGCTTTAAAATTAGAACTGGGAACCAAATATCAAATTTTAAATAAATCAAATATTGCAAAAGACTACTATGCACAAAATACATTGAATAAATGGAAAGATCTGGGAATTGATATTGCAGGACATAGTGCTGATGCGGGCTATGTAAAACTGGGAGCAACTAAAAAAGGAACGATTCCTATTCAAGAGCTCTTTACTCCTGAATCTAGATTAAAAGGTAAAAAAGTAATGGTAGCATCAACGTTAAATAAATTTTTAGAAGCAAATGGAGTAGATATCTGTAATGTCTGATTGTGGAAAAAAATGGGCTAAGAATGATCCTGATGGTCTAATCAAGGCTATTAATGGAAATAAGGAGACTGCAGCTTTAGTTAATAAGGCGGGCGCTGGTAAACTTAAAAATTTTATGAGAGCGCTGGGGAAAGATGCGATTAGTCCATTTGGTTGGATTGGTGGAGAAATTCTTTTTAGTACGATGTTTAGTGCGGATGCACAAGCCAGAGGAAAGACTCCATTGGAAGCGTTAGATGAAGGAGTTCTATGGTTTCTTCCTAAAGGAGTTATTGATGCGCAAAAGAAAGCACTCTTTGGTTATGAGGGAATAGGACCAGGCAAAGCTTTTAAAATGGAAGGTCATGCGGGAGGATATAACCAGAGTCAAATTGCTGATATGAAATCTTATTTAGATATGGAAGAATCAGATAGGAAATATTGGGCAGCTGCAAATGAAAAAGAAGCTTTTAAAAAAGCGAACTATGAAGGTTTAACCGATGAACAAGTTCAGAATAATATGATGCGATTAGATAGTATTATGAATGATTCAGCTAAAGCTTCTGCGGATGCAATAACACAAATTTATGAAAATAACGCAGGGTTAAGTACGGACGGAACTCCAACGTATACAGATTTTACTATGGACGAATTGAATGCGATCGTAAAACAGACTGGAGACAATCTCTGGGGTGTTCAACAGAAGTATGCGCTCGCTGAAATTAATAGAGCTAAACAAGGAGACTTAAATCTTTTATATGCTAAAAAAGATGAACCTGAATCTGAATTTTGGTGGGGAGAACCAACTGGAAGAATAGCAACATCAATTTCTGATCCAATTGATTCATATCGTGCCATGAGTCCTTTAAAAGCTAGTGAAAATTTACCAGTAGGAGTAAAACAAGGTTGGCAATACATTCTTGATTTATGGAATATGGGTCTAGTTTCACAAGAAGAAAAAGAACGCTATGCCAAAGAAATGGGAAGAGAAGACTTACTTCAACAAGAACGTCAATATCATCCAGACATTAAGTATGGAACAAGTTTGGATTTTAAAGATATGCAAAGAGTATTCCCTGAGTATTATACTCATTTTAATAAAGGCGGCAGAGTCTCGTACCTTGATGGTGGAATAGTGAGTTTATTAAAAAAATGAAAAACCCAACATTAGTTAAAAATATGCAGCATGTGAAATGGAAGGAGATTCCTCCTTTAAAAGGACCGAATCCACAGGGCTTGCGAAAAGAAGTAAAACAAGATACAAAGAAACCGGAGAAGTTAAATGGCAGACAATCGAATAGATAAATCTCTCCCGAATATTATACCCGATGAAACGCTTCCTAAAGAAGAGTTAATCGAAGAAGTAGATATTGCGGAAGAGTTAGGTAAAAAACCAATTGAAGTGACGCCGGAAGAAGATGGTGGAGCAACGGTTGATTTTGACCCTAGTCAAGCAAACATTCCTCTTGAAGGGGGAGACCATTTCGGAAATTTAGCAGATATTTTACCTAGTGAGATTTTAGATCCCATCGGATTAAAATTATCCGGTGATTATATGGATTATAAAATGTCCAGAAAAGATTGGGAACAAGCTTACATTACTGGTATAGACCTTTTAGGATTTAAATATGTACAAAGAACAGAACCCTTTCAAGGTGCGAGTGGAGCAACTCATCCAGTTCTTGCAGAAGCGGTTACGCAGTTTCAAGCGCAAGCTTATAAAGAGCTATTGCCAGCTGATGGACCAGTAAGAACTCAAATTATTGGAGCCTCAAGTCCTCCAAGACAATCACAAGCAGAACGAGTTAAAGACTTTATGAATTATCAAATTCTTGATGTCATGAAAGAATATGAGCCAGAATTTGATTCGATGTTATTTCATTTACCATTAGCAGGATCTACGTTTAAAAAAGTTTACTATGATGAACTCTTAGGTCGAGCGGTATCTAAATTTGTACCGGCAGATGATCTCGTTGTTCCTTATACCGCTAACTCTTTAGATGATGCAGAAGCCATTGTGCATATTGTAAAGATGTCAGAAAATGAATTAAGAAAACAACAGGTGATAGGTTTTTATAGTGATGTTGAACTTCAAGCACCCGCAATGCCACCAGAAGATCGATTAAAAGATGCTGAACGTAAATTAGAAGGCACAAGTAAAACTACACGAAACGAAAACATGTACACGTTATTAGAGTGTCATGTTAATTTAGATTTAGAAGGATTTGAAGATTTACATCCTGAAACGGGTGAACCGACAGGAGTTCT